ACGATCATCCCCGAGGCGGCAACCTCTTCCTAGGAGATTGTCTTGCCCTCTACCCAGAAGCTCGTCGAGCAGCGTGCCGCGATCCGCGGCCAGGCCGACGACATCATCACCCGCGCGGCCACCGAGTCCCGCGACCTCACCGCCGACGAGCTGCGCGAGCACGCGCGCCTCGTCACCGAGATGCGCGAGGTCGAGGACGCCCTCGACGCTGCCCGCGACGCCGAGGTCCGCGAGCTGCGTGCCGCGAGCATCGCCACCGCCACCACCCCCGCCCCGATCGAGCACCGCTATGGGCAGTGGCTCATCGAGCAGCGCGCCAACACGATCGACAGCGCCACCCTGACCGCCAAGGGCCGCAGCCCGATCGGCAACGATGTTCAGACGTCGTGGTTCGATCTCGTGCGCCCGCAGTCGCGGCTGCTGGACGGGTTCGCCTGGCGCGTGATTCAGACGGACAAGGTGAAGGTGGACATCCCCCACCTCAAGACCGACGGCCCGGCGACCGCGACCAACGAGTCCGCGGACATCACCGGCAATGCCGGCTTCGACGCCGAGAGCATCGAGGTCACGCCCGCGAAGTTCACGTCGTACGAGTCCGTGAGCAACGAAGTCTGGGACGACGCTGAGCCGTCGATCCTCGAGGGCTACGGCCGCGGGATCGTCCGCCGTCACGCGCTCGCATGGGAGGCCGCACTCGTCACCGCACTCGAGGCCGACGGCACCGCCGTGGCCACCGACGCCAACTTCGCCACTAACCTCGACGTCATCAGCGACGCGCTGGTGACCATGCAGGCCGCAGGCGCGACTCCCGGTGGCATCGTCTGCACCGCCGCCGTCGCGCAGACGCTGCTCAAGGTCAAGGAGGCATCCGGCAGCGTCAAGCCCGTGCTGTGGAACGACGGCCCTGCAACCGGCTTCGTCGGCACCGTCTTCGGGCTGCCGCTCGTCGTGTCGTCCACCGTCACCGCATCCAAGGCGGTCATCTTCGACCCGTCGCAGACCGTCCTCGTCGTCCGCAAGAGCCCGACGATCGAGGTCAGCCGGGACGCGCTGTTCGGCACCGACTCGGTGGCCATCCGTGCCATCTCGCGCTTCGGTGCCAAGCTCATGAACGCCCACGGCGCGTACGAGCTGACCGACTCCTGATGGGCATCTTCCGACGCACCTCCCGGGGCGACCACCCCCGGGAGGTCCGCTCGGTCACGGTGCACCCCTTCATGACGGGCGCTGCGACCGACGGAACACGTACCGAGGCGGGAGTCAGCGTGAACGCCGACACTGCCCTCCGTCTGTCTGCCGTGTGGGCGTGCGCGCGCCTGTTGGCCGACACCATCAGCACGCTGCCGGTGGACGTCTACCGCAAGGGCGACCCCGACGTCGCCTTGCCCACCCCCGCGCTGCTGCAGCGCCCCAGCGACGCCTTCAGCACGATCGAGTGGCTGCATGCCCTCACCACCTCGCTCGCGCTGCGTGGCAACGCCTACGGCATCGTTACGGGCCGCACCGGGGCAGCGGGCTGGCCCGCGCAGATCGAGCTGGTCAACCCCGACGTCGTGGCCGTCTACCGCAACGACGAGGGTCGGATCTCCTACGAGATCGGCGGCCAGGGCTTCGACCGTGCTGACGTCTTCCACGTCCGTGCCTTCACCGTCCCGGGCAACCTCGTCGGGCTCTCGCCCATCGAGCACGCCCGCCAGGCCATCGGCGTCGGCATCGCAGCCGAGCAGTTCGGTGCGCGGTTCTTCGGCGACAACGCCACGCCCTCCGGGCTGCTGATCGCCAAGGGGCAGATGAACGCCGAAGGTGCCGACGTTCTCAAGGCTCGATGGAAGGCAGCCCACCACGGCCGCCGTGAGCTCGCGGTGCTCTCCGGCGATGTCGAGTTCCAGAGCATCACCATCAGCCCCAACGAGTCGCAGTTCGTCGAGACGCAGAAGTTCACCGTGGCGCAGATCGCGCGGCTGTTCGGCATCCCCCCGGAGATGATCGGTGGCGAGGCCGGCGGCAGCCTGACCTACGCCAACGTCGAGCAGCGTGCACTGGACTTCGTGACGTTCTCGCTGGGCCCGTGGGTCGCCCGCATCGAGGCCGCCCTCACCGCACTGCTGCCCCGCAACCAGTTCGTCAAGCTCAACACCGGGGCACTGCTGCGCGCCGACCTGAAGACCCGCTACGAGGCCCACGCCATCGGCATCGGGTCCGGGTTCCTCACCGTCGATGAAGCCCGTGCGCTCGAGGACCGCCCGCCCCTCGGGTATGTCTCGCCCGCCCCGGGCACCGACGCCACCATCGCCTAGGAGACGCCATGCTCACCCGCACCCTGGCCGTCGGGCTCGAGGTCCGCGAGACCCCGGAGGGCCGCACCCTCTCCGGGCTCGCGGTGCCCTACGACGTCCCCACGAAGATCGGCCCCTACGTCGAGACGATGGCGCGTGGCGTGTTCGCTGACGCCACCGAAGACCCCGCCACCGTCAAGGTGATGGCCGCGCACAACTACGACACGCTGCCCATCGGTCGCGCCATCGCACTGCGCGAGGACGAGGACGGGCTGCACGCCGACCTGCTCGTCTCCGACACGGCGGCCGGGCGCGACGTCCTCACGCTCGTGCGCGATGGCGTGGCCACCGGGCTGTCCGTCGGGTTCGTGCCCCTCGAGGACGAGTGGACCGCCGACCGCACCGCCGTGGTGCGCCGCAGGGCCGCGCTGGTGGAGATCAGCGTCACCGCCATGCCCGCGTATCCCGACGCGCAGATCGCCGCCGTCAGGGCCGCGCAGGCCGCACCGCTGCTCAACCTCGCTCGACTGCGGACCCGCTGAGTCTTGACATGGCCACACGGCGACCCCGCACGAATCGAAATCTGAGACTGACCTCGAGACTCGGGGTCGGGCGTCAACGTCACCGCCCGCGCGCGTTGTTCATGGGCGCCAGGCGGATCGATGGCGTCGAGGGCTCTTCTGTCTTGCTTCCGGCCCTGAGACACGCCAGCGCCCGACCCCGCCCGACGTCATGACCGCCATGAAGATGGGCCCCAAGGCCCCCGTCTCTCTCGAGCCGCTGAACCTCACCCGGCTGCCGAAGACGGGCGGGGAGCGCGCCGTCAGGTGGATCGAGCGCACACTCGTCGTCCCCAAGGGCAAGGGCGCGCTCAAGCCCGTGCGGCTGCGCCCGTGGCAGCGCGACATCGTGGCCGGGCTGTTCGATGACCCCCGCCCGCGCACCGGGCTGCTGTCGATCCCGAGAGGGAACGGGAAGACCGCGCTGGCCGCGATGCTCGCCCTGTATGCGCTGTACGCCGATGGCGAGGAAGCCGCGCAGGTGCTCGCCGTGGCCAGCGACGAGCGCCAGGCGGGGATCCTGTTCGGAGCCGCGCGACGCATGGTCGAGCTATCGCCCGAGCTGCTGGACCGCACGCAGATCTTCCGCGACCGGCTCTACGTCCCGAGCACCAACTCCGAGTTGCGCCCACTGCCGTCCGAGGCCGGTGCGCTGCAGGGCTGGGATCCGTCCTTCTGCGTCGTGGACGAGTTGCACGTCGTCAACGACGAGACGTTCGAGGCCATGACCCTGGCCGCGGGCAAGCGGGAGCGATCGCTGCTGCTGGCGATCTCCACCCCGGCCGGCGATCAAGCGGGCGTCATGTGGCGACTGCGTGAGCACGCCCTCATCGAGCCCGACCCCGCGTTCTACTTCCGCGAGTTCGCTGCCCCGGCCGACGCTGACCTGCGCGACGAGGCCGCGTGGCGCATCGCCAATCCAGCGTTGGGCGATTTCCTCCACCTCGACGCGCTGCGCGCCAACCTCAAGACGTCCCGGGAGTCAGCGTTCCGCCGCTACCGGCTGGGGCAGTGGGCTGCCCGCGACGACGCATGGCTGCCCGATGGCGCGTGGCGTGCCTGCGCGGACCCCGCCCGGGAGATCCCCGACGGCACCGACGTCGTGGTCGCCCTCGACGGCTCGTTCTCCGGCGACACCACCGCCCTCGTCGTGGCCACGGTCGAGGAACGCCCGCACCTAGATGTGGTCGGACTGTGGGCCCGCCCCCAGGACCGCCCTGACTGGCGCGTCCCCGTCCTCGAGGTCGAGCAGGCCATCCGAGACGCCTGCGCCCGGTGGACTGTCCGCGAGGTCACGGCCGACCCCTTCCGGTGGCAGCGGTCCCTCGAGGTGCTGCTCGAGGACGGGCTGCCCGTCACCGAGTACCCGCAGACCCCGGCCCGCATGACACCCGCCACCACCCGCTTCTACGAAGCGGTGATGACCGACGGGCTCACTCACTCCGGGCACCCCGAGCTCTCCCGCCACGTCGCCAACGCCGTCGTACGCGACGACGCCCGCGGGTATCGCATCTCAAAGGTGAACAAGGCCAGCGCGCAGAAGATCGACCTGGCTGTCTCGGCAGTCATGGCGATGGACCGCGCGGCCACGTTGGCCACGATGGCCCCGGTGGCGATCTGGTGAAGACCTACCCCGGCCGGAGCCTGCTTGGAGTGGCCAGGCGAGGCCGGGGGAGCCGCCCCCGGGTGGCGCGCGGGGGGACGTG